AGACAATTGTCTAACTTCATGGGAGATTAAATCTCTTACTTATCACATCTGTATAGAATCATATCTGATTTTAGCAGGTGTTGCGTAACCAATGCGTAGTAATTCAAGTTTAGATAATTGCTCATCTAAATTTGAAATGAAATAACTTTCATATGGTCTGGCTCCATAATAGTCTGAGGTATCAAGAATGAAGTTGGAAAAATTTCTTTCATTAATACTATTTAAAACTTTAAAAGATGTTTTAAATACTTGATCAAGATAGAAAATCTGTTTAGAAGTTTTTCTAACAGATTCAACTAATTTATCAGGCTCATCTATTCGGAAATCACTAATTGAATCAATTAAATCTAAGGATTTATTCCTTGAATTCTTTTGAATTCTTGATTTAATTTGACCCAATTTTGAATAAAGACCATGTACTATTGGATTATACTTCAAATTGATTTTATCAAATGAAGCAGGAAAAGTTTCCAAAAACTTTTCATAATATTGGTTTAAAGAGTTTGCACTCTTTTCAGCCAACATCTGTAATCCAAGCGAAAAGACTCTATCCATAAAACGGTAGATCTCGTCTTCTTTTGGTAGATTTAATTCATCAACTGTTACATATTTATAGAAATAATTTCTTATTTCTTGATATGTTATAGTTTTTAAATTAAATCTAATAACCAATATTGTAGATTCAATAATTTTATTAATCTTTTTAGGAGATATAAATCTTCTAGAAATTTTAATACCAATTAAAGAATCTTTCAATATATCGACAACTGATTTTTGTTGAAGGGATGGAATTCTTTTTAAATACTCATAAACAATATTTATTATTGTTATTGGATTATTTATATTATTCTTTATTCCCCTTAATGAAATACCAGAGACCTCTTTACCTTGATGTATTCATCTCTTAGCAAATTCATATGTATTTTTTGATACATGTGTCTTTTGCATAGAAATTTCTACACCAAGTTTATTCATTATTTTAATGTACTTTTGGGCAACTTTATCGTTTCTTATAACGATATCATCACCAAGGATTATATAACTTTTGAATCCTTCTAAGCCACATAAGTGTGCAGCTCAGTGTAC